AGAACTCAGAGGCAGACTCAGTCTTCCTCTTGGAACTTTGGACCGCATGCCCTTTGGGGCCGTCGGACGATTGTAGGTGACTTGGCTTGTGCAGCGGCAGTAATGCCGGTGCTGCCAACGTGGTACGCGACTCGGATTACTGATGCCAAGTACTCTACCATTACGGAGGCTAACGCCAAAGTAGCGGCTGCGGACTTTCAAGGACTGGTTTCTATAGCGGAAGCTAAGAAAACAATCGTCAGTATTTCCAAGCCCTTCGCAGCTTCGCTAGACCTTGCAAACAAGGTTCTAGGTAGAAAGCTGTCGCTTATCAAGTCTGGTTTAACTGCGGCGCAAGCTGCTGCCAAAGCCTGGAACGAATATAGATTTGGGTGGAAACCCTTACTATATGACATTCAAGGTGCGGCAGACGCTTACGTGGACGCAGCTAAAGTCAAACCTGTTAGGCTGGTTGCGAGATCGTCGCATCGGGTGGATTACAATAACACCCAAGCGTACTTCTCGTCTGGTGTAGGAGGTCTTTCTAGCCTCAAAATGAGCGTTACTTTTGCTCTCTCCTCGAAAATTTCGTCTGGAGTTCTTTATGAACTTACAGATGTAGATAATCGGGCGGCGGTTCAGCGTGCTACTGGGACTCGTCTCAGTGACATACCTGCTACCGTTTGGGAGCTTGTACCGTTCTCTTTCGTTGTGGATCGATTTCTCACCGTTGGTTCGTGGCTTAACGCCATGACGCCAAAACCCGGAGTCAAGATACTTGGCTCTTGGACGACTACTGTTAAGGACGAAAGTTTTCTCCACACTTGTGTGGAAGGAATTGTCGACCTTTCTGGTAGCACTCCTAGTGTTAAGTTATCCCAGTCCGGTGGTACGTACTATGAGAAGAACTTCTCATATGTTCGTGAAATCTCTCCACAGATCCCTATCGCTCCAACTTGGAACCCTAAGGATCTTAACCTTCAACAACAGATAGACCATGTCGCCCTTATTTACGATAAACTCGTAAGTATCTTCAAGTAGTTCTACTTGTCGGACACTCTATCGCTTTTCCTAAGGAAAGCAAATGGGCCTCAAAAATATGTCCATCAACACCGGCGCCACTGTCTCGGCTACTGGTGGTACTGCCAAAGTCTTTGCAGACGATGGCGTGACGATCCCGAATGGCGTGCACTGTACAGTGCCCGCAACGGCTGACTACCGCGTGCGCGAAAGCGCTACGTGGCGTTACCGTCCTCCGACGTTGACTCAAGGTGTTTACGGTGGAGATACGAAATCGGTCAGTTTGACGATTCCGATGCTCCTCGCAAGCGGCCTTGTGTTCAACAATGTGATTCGGATCGAACGCAAGGTTCATCCTGAATTCTCGGCGGCGAACGCGACCGATCTGAACAAACTGGCTTCACAGCTTTTGTTTGATTCTGATGCGGACAACTTCTGGGCAGCTGGCTCTCTGAGCTAACTCTCAGATTTATCCCTTTCGAGGGAAAACGTTCGAGCATTCCTCTGACTCATCGATAGAGTCCGAGTCGTCTAGTCCTAAAGCAATCTAACGATTGCTATGGAAGGTACCACTAGCATGACTAGCTTAAGCTATTCTTGCGATCCTCTTGCTTGGAAACTAGCAGAGGCTCTTCTCGAAGACTTTAGGCCCTTTCTTTCACAAAGTTTTTATGACGCTGTCTCGCCTTCAATAGGCGAATGCAACATACTTGCTTTGCGGAAGATTGACGTTGGAGACTTTAATTCTCTTTCCGCCATCGAACTGAAAGCTCGAAGGCAGCTTCTTGATTTATTCAAGAAGTACTCTTTTGAACATGACGTGTTTACGGATGATGAGGTTCTTGAACAATCTAAGAAGAAATTCTTAGACAATCAAGACCGCATCAATGCCCATGTTGTTGTGGAAGATAATGTTCTCAAAAACATTCTCTTTACAGCTCGAGGGTTCGTAGACAGAATACTTGGCGATTTCGACAAGTTTGAAGTCATGAAAAGAGCAACGTTCGGCAAGAAGTCGTCCGTTGGGATCCCCAAACGCAAAGCTTGTGAAGCCCAGCGTTATGAGGGTCCAATAACGGGTTCGTGTGATCAAATTGAGTGGTTCGAAAGACTTTACAGTCTTTGGAATAAGCCCGCATACTTGTATGCAAAGCTTAGAGCTGAGAACCGTGAGGTTCCTCTCTACTCTCAAATTGACGCACTCGAGGCCATTCTTGTCAATAAGACCTGGAAGTCTAAACGTATGATAATGCCAAATACCACCATCGGTACTTTGTACTCTGGTGGTCTTGGCAAAGTCATCGAAGACGCTCTGCGTGCCTATGGCTATGATATCAAGACTCTTCAAGATACTCATGGCGAATTAGCACGGTTCGGTTCCATTACAGGTTCGCTTGTAACAGCCGACCAGTCGTTAGCCTCTGACAATATAACGTCTTGGCTGATCGATCGGATCTGTCCTAGGGAATGGGCTTCTGCCCTTAACTTTGGACGGATACGGAAGATTAACTTTTATGGTCAAGTTGTTGAAACTAACACTTTCTCAACTATGGGCATAGGGTTCACCTTCCCTCTCCAGACTCTTGTTTTTCTTTGCCTCCTTTTGGCGATTCGGGAACAATGTGATCTTGACGAGACTCACGTTGTTTCTGTCTTCGGCGATGATATGATCTACGACGTAAAGATGCACGACTTAGTCGTGGATACTTTTACAAAGTTAGGTCTTGTCATCAACGTTGATAAAACGTTCTCAGAAGGTTGGTTTAGAGAGTCCTGCGGTAGAGATTTTTACCGCGGTGTCGACGTTCGACCCTGGCATCTGTCAGAGTCGATGGGATCTGACGTACCCATTCGTCGCTTCGAAGCCTACCTCTATAAAGCTATCAACGGCTTACGCCGTAGATGGACTGATTTAGAGGTTCCTTGTACACTTGCAGTTCTGCTTACTCAGTTGGTCGAACTGAGAGAGGGTAAACCTCCCTTAATGGTTCCTTCTGATTATCCAGATACTTCAGGTGTTAAACTCCATCTCAACCTTTGGGAAGAGTGGGAATTACTGAGACGCCCCCAACGAAGTGTTCATGGTGTTTACTCTTTCCGTTACCTGGCTTTCGAGCCAGATCTTCGAAAAGAGGACCGCTGTGAACCCTATCTTTGGCTTAGTCTCAGAAGTTCTTCAGAGCCTGATTCGCTCGCGCTTCTTGCGTTATCACGCATTAAGGGCGGTAATAGGGCTCATGGAACTATCCTCCAAGAGTCTCCTCCGATTTTATTGGAGAAAACTGAGGAGGATGCAAGGTCATACCGATCAAAACTGACCGGTAAGAGGCACCGTCAGAAGTCAACCTTTATCCCTGAACAGGATAAAGGAAGATTCCGAGAACGGCCCGGAGTCACAGGTAACTGGGCCCCGGTGAGGTAGAACCAGAGGTTGGGAGTTTCTCCCTCCTCTCTACTTCGTTAGCTTATGCTAACTAAAGGGAAAATGCTGTTG